CCTACTTGTATTGGAGGAAGAGTGAATTTAACTTGCGGATTCATACAAAACTTCTTTTAATAGTTCATTAATATCTACAGGCCCTTGGACTTCTACAAATCTACGAATATCAAAACAATTAAATGGAGGAGGAGGAGTGCATTCGTATATCCGAACTCCCGACCCTGAACGAGATATTTCCAATACAGTGTATATAGCCCCTTCCTCTAAAATTTCCGGATGGCCCTTTACACAAACTACAAGTGATCCTGGTGACATAACTATTGGTTTTCAGGTTTAGTTTCTTTTTTGGTTTTTATTTCATCTATATCTTCGGCATTTTGTTGAATTGCTGCAGATATAGTTACTATATATTTTACTAATTCTATATTTAACTTTTTTTGATTTTCATATTGATACAACAAATAAAAAACAAAAATAAAGTTAAGTGTAAGTAGTGATCCGAATAACACAACATAGTTTTGCATGTCAGCTGTTTTTTAAAGGTAGTGCAATATTAAAAAATATATATTCACTCTATAGAACAAGTCCCGCCAGCGCAAGCTGCGATAGCGCCGAAGTCCACAGTATCATCAAGCTCTATTACCTTCGTGAGGTCTATGGAAGTGACGCTAGCTATCCTCTTTTCATATTCCTCTTTGGTGATGTCCTCAAAAGGAGCTTGAATGAAACTGCCTCCCCAATAGGGCAGTACTGACAGTCCATTGTAGTATTCTTTATTTTCCCACATCCACTGTCCTACGACTTCCCACTCATCCAAATACCCATTCTCATCAACTTGTGTAAACTGAACACCCTTACCATCATTCATATCGAATGACATATACATTCTATTTTTATCAATAGAAATCGTAGCACTGACATTGTGAGAGTTCTCTCCATTTCTATGTCCCGGCTTAATCCATTCTTTGGAAAACTTCTTAACGCGATCCAGTGTGTCGATAGCAGTTTCAGTTCTGAGGATAGATCCTTCAGGAGCCTTTACAGGAATTCTTACACACAGAGTATCAGTAGGCCTCAGTTGATCATCTTCGCAAAGCTCAAGATGATTTACCATCAAATAGGCAGCAATATCCTCATTCTTATTGAATCGCATTGTCCTAAGATAGTAGTCATTGTGCCAAGCATGGATGCCACTAGACGTACCCAGTACTAAAGAAGTAGTTCCACTAGGCTTCACACATGTTACCCTAGCTGCTTCGTTAATTCCAATAGCTTTTGAAATGGAAGAATTCATCTCCTTTGCTTTATCGGAAGCTTCGCTTAAGTCCAAAGATAGTACTTTTCCGCTAGCAATTCCCGTCATTCCTATACCCAACAAAGCATCTTTTTGTGTGGTTTTTTGCCATATGGGCCTAAGATAGTGAAAATCTGTAAATCCTGCTTGCAGAGTGCCAAAAAATGCTGCTATAGATGCTCTTTCATTAAAGTCTTCCTGGCTCTCCAAATCGTCTGCATTTATCTCACAAAGGTTGCAAAATTGATATGGCCTGAGAGCAATCTCTACGCAAGGGTTTGTCCCCCATTCCAAATTGTTGGTCCAATAAATCCCCGGCTCCCCGCTGTTGCTTAGCTCTACCCTTTTCCACAAAGACTTGAATTCTTGTTCAGATATTTCGCCTCTTAGAAGAACAGCACTATTGTTTGCCCTACCACGCTGCTCGTTTATCTCCCACCAGTTCCCATATTTGCAAGTTACCATTTCTTCATCATCATGGCTAAAGAGGGCAATCATTGCCGATCTCCTAATTCCGCCGGAAAGGACGCTATTTGCAATGTGGCAAAGGATGTCATGGCACTCAAGAGGAGTAAGCTTTTCCCCTTCTTGCTTCCTGTCAAGAATGGCTTGTATGTGAGCAACACAAATCTTAAGAGGCTCAGGCCCAGGAGCCTTACCACCAGCCGTAATTAACCTAGCTCCTTTATGACGTATTGCTCTGTAATCGAATTTAGGCATGAATTTCCCTTCCAGATAAGCTTTCATAAGCACTTTAATAGCTTCGGCCCATCCTATGATACTATCTTCAATAAGATAGTTACGAGACTTTCCGGGAGTTTTTATAGAAGGCAGTTGTTCTACATGGTGTTTTTGAACGCTATAGCCAACGCCTGTGCCTCCAAGAAGGAGAAACATGGTTTCGCTAAAGCTGTGTATGCTATCAATTGGCAAATAACAGCAGTTATAAATTCTAGAATGGCTCACCTCCGCTGCAGGGCCAGCAAACTGCAGAGCTCTCATGGAAGGAAGCACTCTCTTCTTTCTAATATGCGTAATATTTTCATTGATCACACCTTCTAGCATAGGGTACTTTTTAATCATCATATCCCTATACCTGTCCACAATCTCATCCCAAGTTTCACGTCTCTGAAGTTCAGGATTGTATTTCGCATATTTGGAAAAAACAGTAATAGCACTCAATGCTTCCAAACCTAGATCTCTCATAGTATAATAAATTTTAAATTATAGAAAAGGGAATTTTTAAGAGGCAAGTATAAATACCGTATATAGAATTAAAAAAAACTTTAGTTGCTCGGCTTTTTTATTCTATATATAAGATACCTATCCCTTCAAAAACCTATTCTTAAGTTTCTCGATTTCGTCAGAAGAAAAATCACCTACTCCATCCGAACCGTTTGAGTCCTCATCATACAAATCCTCCGATATATCAATATACCCTCTATTCAAATCAATTTTAGCTTCGTATGTCATTCCATCGGGACCCAACCTAGATTTCATAATGTGGAATCTTCCTGTTCCTGCGATCTTGTCTTTTCTCTTCCTGGATAAAGATACACTAAAATCCGAAATCATCATCTTGGAAAAACTCCCGGCAACCTTATCGCCTTCGATAATTTCATCCCTAGCTCCCATCCTGTTTATCTGAGAAGGGGCCACGATTGGTATTTTCATATCTTTTGCCAATCCTTTCAAATCCGTGTATATGTCATCTATCTCTTCCTTGGCCTCTTTTCTCAGCTTTCTAGGCTTTAGCAAATCCGGATAGTCTATTATGATCATATCAGGAATAAAGTCGTTATTGGCCTCTAATTGCCTTATATGCGACTCTATAGTGTCTAAGGAAGCTTTGCCGGGGGAATACTCTCTAATTACTATTTGTCCTTTCAAAGCCTTAATAGCAGCTTCTATTTCAGATCTGTGTAATTTTAGTTTCTTTACGTCAATCCCAGTTAGTATAGAGTCTATTTTTTTACCGATGTACCTATCATCTAACTCTAAAGTGTAGTATATAATTTTATAGCCTATCTTTATTACATGGGCGGCAATATTACAAACAACCGTAGTCTTTCCTATGCCGGGAGGTGCAAAAAGTAACATAAGGTTACCATAGCCAATTCCTCCATCAGTGATGTCATTAAAAACTTTCCAAGGAAACGGAATCTTCTTATCCTCTTCCTCTCTAAACCTAGATTCGATATCTTTTTCGTATTCGTGACCTACTTGCTTATCATTACCTGCTTTTAAAGCATTGTCTAATATTTTTCTAATTCCCTCATACTCACCGTCTTTTAGTAGGTCTACTGCAGTTAAAAGAGCATCTTTTACTCGCTGGTTCTTACAAAAATCAAAAAACTCTGTTTTTACATAATCTATATCCTCGTGAACTGCCGTGTATACCTGCTTTAGTTCTTCTTTAATAGATACCCTGAGAATTTCATTTTGTTCTTTAGCCATCTCTATCTTCACTACTTCCATAGTGGGATAGGTATGATACTTCGCATAATAATCCAAAACAGTTTTTACTATCCACTTGTGAGCAGGAGATTCGAAAAATTCTACTTGAACAACATCTGAGATATTCTGTAAAAAGGGTTTGTCGTTGAGAAGCGAATAAAGGACTTTGATTTGAAATTGGTAACCATACTGATTAAGCTTGTTAGCTGTCATAACTGTTTATAATTATTGAGTGAAGAAAATAAGTTTACCCAATTTTCCAGATTGGGGATCGCATCCCCCATTTTATCATACTTAAATAATTTCAAAAACTCGTACTTTTTGAAATCGCAAATACCGTTTTGATATTTTTCTACAATATTCTCTTTATTAGCATCCGATATATTTGGATTTTTTAAATCCATAATATTATAGAATATCTCAATATCTTTTTTAGTATTCAGAACTCTTTGATATAATATCGTCTTTTTTGATGAATTTTCACAATTATAGTATAAATCATCTAATTTCTTGGGCTCTTCATGTTGTAAAAACTCAAATAATTTAGGAGCATTAGTTTCTCCAATTCCGTGAACTCCTGGGACGTTGTCCGATTTATCTCCTATTAAGCTTTTGTATAATAAGAAATTATTCGGATGAACCTTAAATTCAGAAAGAACCGATTCTACTTGATATATTTTTTTCTTAGTAGGGCTGTATACTTTTACCCGATCATTTACAAGTTGCATGAAATCATTATCCGAAGACATGATATACATTTCACTATCCGTATATGTCGAGTACACGTAGCTACTAAGATAGCCAATTATATCATCGGCTTCTAAATTTTCAATAGAAAAAGTAAGAACTGGAAGATATGCCAAATAATCGACTAACCTAACTATCTGACTATACTTAGAATCATCTTCTTCTTGTATAGAAGAGAATAAAGTAGAGTTCATTATTCTATTAGTACTCCTATTACTCTTGTAATTAGGATACAAGTACTTCCTATTTGCGGATCCTCCTTCTCCGTCAAAAACTATAACAACTCTAGTAGGGTTTAAAAACTTTATAGCATACCCTATAGATTTTAAAAACCCAACAATTCCCCCTATTTCGTGTCCCGCTAGATTCATTCTATTCACAACTGAAAAGCTGCGCAAGAATGTGTTCATGCCATCAATGACAAGGACTCTACTATTTAGATGGAAATTGCTGGGTTTTTCTTCTTTTTGTAGTTTAGAGAATATGTCTAGTATGTTACTCATTTGATGTTTCCTCGTCTACCATGTTTTCATACCGAGGCTTAGGATCTTCGGGAACATCAGGTTCGACGTAAACATCAAAGTCTCCATCGCCTAAAATTTTTAGCCACTCTCCTCTGTGCTCCTTCTTGTATTTTTCAATAGCGCTAGGAGTATCTTCGATAAAACCATGGGCTGTCATTACTATCCTTGAGCTAGTCGTAGATTCCGTAATGTGGTTCTTATCTACAGAAATCTTAGTCTTCTTTGCAAATACAACGGTCTTTTTGTCCTTAGTTGCCTCTATTTTAGACACTCCGGAGTTGGTTATATTACCAAAGGTAACTACTAAAGTGGCATCCCAATACATGACATCTCCACCTTTATTCCTCATTTTAGGCTTTTCCATAGGATTAGCCATAGGATATTCCACTCTAATTTTATTAACCACTACAAATGTATTCGTATACATATTGCTAGCTTTTCTAGAAAGGGGGAAAAGCTGGTTAATAAAATTACCGAACTGAATGGACATAGCGGACGCATTCCACATGGCGTTATTCTTGCCGCTTTCAACAGATTGAAGAGAGGGAATAGATCCGGCAGAATCCCAGAGGAACATAAGTTCGTAGGGAAGGTTACCTTTTTTCTGCTCCGATAGAATATCGATAATAAACGCAGCCACATCTTCTATCGTATTCAGAGAAGACCTGTCAATATAAAGAAAGTCTCCGGAATATACGATTTCCCCTGTTTCCGGGTCAGGCGTACTCTGTACAGCCAATCCCATCTCAGCAGCATGTTCAAAAGACCATTTCATCTCTGTTATGATGAAAACAGGCAGTATTCCAATTGCTTGAGCGGATATAGCAGCTTCGACCATAGCCGTGGTTTTCCCGGTATCACTATGTCCTCTAATGACAGTAATGTGTCCTTTAGGGAGGCCAGGAAGGCTAATGGCAGCATTAAATGCGGGAGACAAGGGGATCCATTCTTGTTTTTTAAACTTAGCCCCTTCTAGCAAGTTCTTAGACTTCTTAAAATTATCAAGACTATAAGAACTAGATTTTTTAGAAAGAGCGGCTGTTACGCCGCTCTTTACGTTCTTTCTTTCTTCCATAATGTTTAAAATTATTCTTCGTCAAAAAGATCACTAAACTTCTCAGCAGAGGTTTTTTTAGTAAGAGGAGTAGTCATTTCTTCGTCTTTTGAGAACGGAAGATCATCATAATCCTCATCGTTCTTAACTTCTTGAGACTTGACAGTAACTACTTTCTCCTCCTCTGCCGGTTCAGATTTTGTATCATCTTTAGGCTGAAGATAATTTTTCAACATTTCTTTTATCTCGTCGTAGGTAAACTTCTTGTAGATAGTTAGAATGTCTTTCTGTTCTTCCAAAAAGCTCTTAGCCATGGAAGGGTTATCAGAAAGAGGGGAAGTTTTCCTCTTGGGGGTAACATTTACAGCAATATACTCGATCTCTTTTTTATTCCTACCAATCTGCACCTTGTCTTTGTATCCTTCCAAAGTAAGATCAGTTCCTTCTACGATATCATCAATATCACCGTAGTCTTCGTTAGCCATAATACTAAGGAGCTTCTCGTAAGTAGTCTTGTTAAACTCCCAAAGGCGCACTCCTTGTTCTTCTTCTCCCCTGACAACAACTTGAGCAAAGTACTTAGTTCTAGGAGCAATCTTTTTAGCAAGATCTTTGGCCTCATCAGTTCCGTCTGCATACAATTCTTTAATGAATTGCTTTACAGGGTCCTGTTCGCCAAATACCTCAAGGCAATAGACACTCTTTTTAAATACGTTGTACTGATGAAAGGGAACTTCAACAAAAGGAAAATCCCGATTTTCTTTCCTTGGGACAATCCTAATGACTTGGGTTCCCAACTTCGGTTTCCAAAAAATCTTGGAGTAGTCGATTTGACTGGAGTTCCCTGAGTTTTTGGATTGCAGGTCTTGCAAGCGCTTCTTGATCAGATCAATTTTTGACATAGCAATAAAGGTTTAAGTGTTTACAAATGTAAGAAAAGCATTTTGAACTAGCAAAAAAATTTTTTTAGGGGCCTTAAAGGCTAACAATTTTCTGGAGCTTGGTGCTGAGCTGAGCGAATTTCCCAGAGCGAGTAAGAAGAATGCTGTTTTTGTAATCAGGCCAGTTGATTTTATAAGACTTATCAACAACCCCATTATTTAAACTAGCGATAAGAAGATTCAAAGAATTGATAGTGTACAGAGTGTCTGTCTCTTTTCTACGGTGCATTAGAATAGTACCAGGGAGAATTCTAGAACGATCCGTATTTTCCGATTCTATGTTATATGTACAAACAAATTCGTTGCTATCCACAATTTCTAAAATGAATATTTTAGAATTTAGAATAGAATACATAGATGATATCTTAGACAGAGTGCCTTCAATATCATCTTTTTGAGTAAATGTACAAAAAAGTTTATTCAACGGATCGTCAATTATAACATCTATGCTATCATACAACATATATAAATATTAAAATATTTAAAAAACCTATTTAGATATTAGATCTTTGTAATTTTTTCCGTATTTAAATGAAGTTTTATATCCTCCTCTTTCTAGAATATCTGTAATTAAACATAGAGTTTCTTTACCATCTTTTTTAGAAAAATCAAACAAAAAAGAATCATAACAGTAGAGTACTAATTTAGTTACTTTATCTTTTAAAGCGTATATAATATCAGATAGAATATCAATGTTCCTTTCAGTTTCGTAATTCTGTAAAATATGAGGCAGTATTTGCGTAATACTATCTATGTTTTTTAAAGGTCTTCCAGAGTATAAGCTGTTTATTTTTCCATCTTTTTTATATTTGTTCCATAGTAAATGTTTAAGTTCTTTTACTTTTACAAAAAAAGGTATAGATTTTATTTCATCTAAATTCGACTCTGTGTATAATAATTTAAAAGTAAGTTGTTTTGCTTCTGAATATTCCTCAGGAGATATATCGTTTTTCTCAAAATAGAATTTAGCTAAGTGTGTATGTATATCCTGATCTTCAAACTTATAATCTATAATATTACACAATATTTTAAGATGGTAAGATGAATAATCAAATTCTACATAGTAGTCATTTCTAGGAATAAAAGTCTTCCTAGAATTATTTTCTTTATTTAACGCAGCAAAGTTGATCCCATTAAAAGAATTAGAAGGTCTGCCAGTGCTGGTAAAGAAATTATAGGAACTGTATAAACTGCCGTCTAAAAAAGAAGCTTTAGGTATTTTTAAAGAGAAGTGAGAATTCATTTCTGATTCATTCACATGTATTCCTAGTCGTTCTATAAAATAGAATACTTTATTTGCTTTGTTAGAGTACAGATCAAAATAAGACTCCTTAGTAACCGGTAAATAACTTTTTAATGCGGATACAATATTTTCTAACTTTTCATAATGTTTAGAAATAGGTATCACAGCATTTATGTTTTCTATATCATCGTATCTGCTGCATAGAAACTTATGAGCTGTGGTATCATAAGAAGATTCGGAAAAAGCAGTTCCCTCTTTTAAGTAGTAGGCGGTCTTTAGACAGTACACAGGCTTTTTAGTACTGTAGTAGTACCTAAATCTTTTTGCGTCTATAGCATAGAAAATGCCCACTTTATCATTCATTACGGCCAAAATATCCTCATAGTGAATGATAAATCCTTCACTATGAGACAAAGGCAAAATAAAACCAGCTCTAGATTTTAACGGCCTTATATATAGTAAGCATGCGGAGGACAAAGACAAATGCCAATTGTCATTATTGGTAATAATATCCACAAAACATGTGGAAAAGTCGTAAGTCTTAAATTTTTCTAATTGCTCAGAAGTCTCTATAATATAGTACATGCATCATAACCTTTGGTACAAATATAGGATTATTGCGAGAATTCCGACAAGTTTACGAAAACTTCTTCTATCCCAGGAAGTTTTGGGGAAATTTTTTCAAGAGTTGATCTATTTGTGGATATTATTCCGTATACGGGATACATTTCGTTTGAAAAATCATCAAGAAGGTTTCCCGTTATTTTCCAATTAAATTCTACTTGGTTATATATAGGATTGCTTTTTGACTTTTCGTAATCTTCTTTAGACACTTCTAATATGGTATCTATACCGGAATTAACTCTCTTTATTACATATCTTGTAATAAATCCTTTTTCGTAGTCTTCTTTGGTAGGACTCGGAAAAAAACTTTCCGGAGAAGACACATATAGCGACGAAGTGGTGTTTTGTGCTTTTAGTAGTTCCCTGGAGTCATTGCTTGGAAGTTTTCCTGTAAAATATTTACCATCAGTAGTAGAAAAGTAATCGCCTAAGTACGCTTCCCCTGTAATTAGATCTACAAACTCGAATCCGTTCGTGTATAAATTAGACGTTATTTCAGATAGCGGGTAATACATATCAATATAAAGTAAAATCTATTCCTATTCCGTTATCTAAAAACATTACCTCAGGATTTATATTTCCATATTGATCAATAGAATTTGGATTTATGTACTTAGAAGAAAGAACTCCAGCAGTAGAAATATTTACTAAGCTATTATAGAGCTCTATTACTAAATTTTCATAATTTGAAAAAGTAACACCTGTTCCCAAATTTATAGCATTTTCTATCACATTATAATATTTTGTAAAATCTGATGTTTTATCGAGATACTTAGATATAGCTGTATCTAAAACAGCATCAAACATTTGTTGTATTTTTGGGTAATTATTCAAATATACATAATAAGAGTTATTTTTTATAACATAATTTATATAATCAACGCTATTTTGTTTTTTAAAATCAACATAGTCAGGCGGAATTAAGGGAATATTTGTATTAGGACTAGCGAGCCCAGAATAATTAGGGCTCTGTATAGATCCCTCATAGTAGTGTAAAAAATTAGATAAAGGAGTAGAAGAAAGCTCCTCAGCAGACAATCTAGGACGTATTTTAAATGCGCTATTTCCGTTTGTAATTCCTTGTATTGTCAAAAACTCAATTTCAGATAACAAAGCTCCTAAAGCGTGATTATACGACAATTCGTATGTAAATAGATATGTTTTTAATTGTGCTTCTGTTCTACTTAAATAAGAATCTGAATCGTCATAACTTAAATTAAGAGCAGTCGGATATAAAGAATTTGACACTATAAAATCGCTGTTAAAAAAATCTGATAATAAAGAAATCAACATATTATAGTAGTGTAGTGCTTGTATATTCTCTATTTTATTTTTACCTATTTCAAGATTAAAATTAGTTAAAAACTCATCGGATTTATTTCTTGTTGCAGTATATCTTTCTTTTTGATCTAAAAGACAAAATTGACTTTCTATTGTTGTAATCCAATCATGTCTGTTTACTTCGTGATTAACTCTAGTAACTATAAACCCAACAGATTTATCTCTGTATTCAGTAGGAAGGATGTTTGCCTTAATTCTAAAAATCTCCCCTATAGTTATCCCAGACAAACCATCCATTTTTACTTGTAAAGTAATAGGAACAATTGCTTTATAGTCTGTTCCGCCATCTCCAATAACAATAAGCTGATTTAAAAAACTGTTTAAAGCAGACAAAGTAGTGTCTCCGTATACAGGTCTTTTACCAGGAATAATGTAGCTAGATATAAAAGAGCATAGTTTTAATGTATTTCTATATACAGATGTATTGGTAGTTGCATCCGGATCTTGAGTTTTTCTATTAGACGTGCTTTTATATAATCTATTATATATATTTTTATTTAATTCTACATTAGTAGAGCTTTGAATAGACGCTACATTTTCTCTATTTTGTGCAGCAATTGCTATCATAGCAGATTGCTCTTCAAAAATTTTAGATATAACCTGATGCTCTCTAACCGTAGTTCTTGTCCCCATAATACTTAATTCAAATTTATTTTGATAATTAGTATTATTCATGGGTTCTACATAATGCTTATCTATTATTACAGCTTTGTTATCTATAGTAAAGATATCAAAATCATTAACAGATCCTAATGTAAATTCTATGTCCTTTAGTATTTTTTTTAAATAAGCTCCTAATAAAACAGTTCCGTTACCGGAAGGCTGCATACTAATGTAAGTACTAATAAGATATCCTATATTAACGTATATATTTCCTATTACTCCCAAATTTATGGGATCTTTATAGTAAAATTGTATAAGCTCATTACTATTCATACGTTCTGGAAACCTGACTTTAGGTATGAATTTATCCACAGTAGGCAACCCAGAGGCTGTATTTGTTGGCACTCCTCTTAAAACTTGAACTTCTGAATTAGCAATAAAACAAACATCGTTGTTTATAGACATAGCATTTACAGAAGAAACGCAATATCCATTTCCAATATTGCTTTGTATTTCAGGGAAAGGCAGCTCAATAGATACAAGATTACTAGGCACAGAACCATTTGAATAGAATAAACTAGTGTAGTTATTTAAAATGTGTATAAAATATCCAAAATTAATAAACTTAGTATATCTAACATCCCCTCCAGGAAGAACGTCTGTTTTTCCCGAGTCTCCTAAAAGAACATGCTTTGTTAAATCTGAGTACGTAGTGGCGCTTGTACTTTCTCCAGATTTTCTAATAGGAAACGAATTCCTAACATTTTCGTAATCAGGGTAAGATACACTTTGATTACCAATATCAGTTAAAAGTTTACAAAACTCATCATTTGATCTATCACTGTTAGTATTATTATCTTCTTGAGAGGATATTTCTGCTATACCTCCATTTATTTTTAGAGAATTTATAACATCTCCCATACTAATGATGGTAGTAGTACATTCAAATCCTCCATTAGGAAGTAAAGTATAACTATAATTTTTTATAAATCCTAAATTAGCATCATAGTTTCCTTTATGTTTTCTAGTGTATTGTTTAATTTTTTCGTATATAACTTCAATATTTACATCATTTCTAAAAACGTCAATGTGTACAAAATCCGTGCTTATTGATAAAGCGTCTTTTAAATACAAAGACCATCCCCATTCTACTAAAACCGGATATCCCGGTTTCATGTATAATATGTTTAAAGATTCTAATTGCTTTAAATCCCAAGCATAATATTTGACAGTAGTTTCTCTTAAAGATCCGTATGCGGACATTGATCTAGAAGAGATAGATTCAATCCCAGGCATAGGTCGTATGCCGTACTCAAAAGTACCTAATTCAGATCCGTATGCTCCTCCTTTAACAGCAATATTAGATCTTAAACGTGTTAAATTTGGGTTGTCGTCTTTATTTGTTGAGGTATTAGAGGGAATGTTGTATAGTGCCCCCCCATACAAAACATGTGTTTTTGCTAAATCATTACTGTCTTTATAATCAACAAAAGAAACCATTCTAGCCCAAGGGGATTTACCGGATACGTATTGTTGAAATTCTATGGGCCTAGTATCTCTAGTATCTAGTAAAGTTTCTCTTGCTGTTATTTGTTCTTTTACATAATCTTTAAAAGTATCTTTGAATATAGACATACGTTACATCTTTATATCTCATTAAGAGTATTAAATAACTCTCTAGCCTTTACTATGTCAGAAGGAATTCTTAATTGAGTTCCTGCAGGAGGATATAAACTATCTCTCGGAATATCATTAGCTGCCATTAAAACCCAATAGTCATCTACAGATCCATAATAATCAAAGGCTATAATATCGAGTCTATCTCCAAAATTAGTAATAATATATAAATCATTATCATTATAGGGAATAAAAGGGTATTTAGTATTTCTATAATACCTTTTTCCTGTATTAGTATCTTTTAATATAGGAGTATTAGAGTATCTCATTTACATTAAGACATTAACTTGTAACTGAAGATAACTGTTTTTCTATTTCTGTATTATCGCTATATAACCATTTTTGCTCCAATTTTACTCCATCAAACTTATCTATACCTATAAAAGGAGATTGAATTGATTTTTTAGGTAAGAATCTGTATATTGGTATAAACGTCATATTACATTTAATAAGTTGAGGCAACTCCAACATATCCGCATCTTCACCATTCTCAAAATTATCCAAAGCAATATCCCAATTAGAATCTTCATCAATAGTCATATCCAAATTAGTAATTATTCCTGGTTGGTATATTAAAAAGTTACCGATAGTCAATTCTGCTATGTTCCCCCTCATTTTACCATCATCACTATAATCAGGAGCAAGGGTAGATATTAAATAATTTAATTTTTGATATAGAGGCTTCATTTCTAATCTGCTTGATGCAGCTATCGTAAAGGATAAAGAAATAGTCTCAGTAAACCCATCGTATAAATAAAAGCTTTCTCCTCTGCCAACGTAGGTATATGGATTCCATTTAGATGTTACCGATCTTTTTATATTTGATAGGTAAGCTCTAAATACTAAATAAATTCCAAATTTAGGGTTATTGTTATTTATAGACTTGATTACAAATTTAACCATGTCTCTCAACCCAGGACCATTATTAGAAGCATTGTAATCAACAGGAAAATTGTTCAGATCTAATCTATTTTTAGGTATAAACTGATCCGAATAATAAGGTCCCATTAAGTTAACTCTGTCCGCAGTACCTACGTTTTGTTTTTCAGACTTTACCCCTTCAGATTTTTGAGAAGGAGTTCTAATACGGGACACTCCCAGTCTAGTCTCAAGGTTGTGTTTTTCATAATTACTAGTAGGTAGAGTATCTCCTTCTAAGGTTACTCTATTCTTTAGGATGTTCTTATATACTCTAAAATCTCTATTATTTCCAATAGAGACACTATTTTCTGGTCTTCCTGCTTCATCTTCTGGGGACTTCCACGTTGAATTAACAGTTATAGCTAACCTAGCGTTTTCTTTTCTAATCGTCAGTATATTGGCAACAGGTATTTTTATAAAACCATTATCAGAGAGAGAAGCAAAATATCCTATACTATCATAATCTCTTTTTCTATATAGTGGCTCAGCAGATCCACTAAGTTGATATTGATATAGATATTTAGATAAAGACCCATCACTTTTTATATCGCTAGCTGTTTTTGCTAAACTTTCTAAATCTAGAGCTCCTTTTATATTATCATTCCAAGAATCTACTAATCGATTTTTTTGATTAGATAGTATGTTTGAGTATCTACGTATAGTAGTTTTACCTATCCCATAAAAAGATCCGGGTCCTCCTTTATAAGATAATACAACTGATTCTTTAGATTTCTGACTATTTGGGTCACTTAACTCTGTATAAAGAGTAACCAATCTATTCTCTGTTCCTTGACTATTTAAATCTTTATTAAAGATGTAATTTTCATACTCTTTAGTGTCAGATATTTTTGGAAAAACGCCATGCTTCATGAATCTAGCCCCAACAGCATTTCCTGCTACTTGAGCCAATAAAGGTAAAGGAGTAAATATTCTAGTAGGACCAAAATCCTTTAGTTTAGATGTAGCAGGATCGTATTCTATGCTGGGGTTAGATACTTGTAAAGCAAGTTGTTTTATATTAAAAATCAATCCTGCA